AATAGTAAAATATTAATCTTCGCTACAAATCTGTTCATTAATACTTCGATTACAAGCATCCTCTAATATACATATATTATTTTCGTAATAATAGAAGGCAGATGCAGGCAATGAGACATCGATTAAATCACACAAACTCGATGGTAAAGAAGTTAAATTATCAGAGAAAAAATTAAAAGAATATTTAGATAATAATAATGTTTCAATTTCTACAAATGGAGTAATTTATAGAAATAATAAAAAAGGTTTAATTCCATCTCTACTTTCAACATGGTTTGATAAAAGAAGTGAATATAGAAAGCTTATGAAAAAGTTTGCAGATGAAGATGATATGGATAAGTATCACTATTTTAATAGAATGCAGTATATTCAAAAAGTTGTATTAAATTCATTGTATGGTGTATTAGGACTTCCCGTATTTCGTTTTTATGATTTGGATAATGCAGAAGCAGTTACTACTACTGGGCAGGAATTAATTAAGTATACAAAGGTTATTGGTAATCATTTTTATAACAATGAGTTAGGTGATGAAAAAGACTATTGTATTTATATTGATACTGATTCGGTATTCTTTTCTGCATTACCTTTAATTGAAAAAAGATTTCCAAATCAAAAATTAAGTGATGTAATGATGACTCAGAGAATTAGTGAGATTGCATCAGAAGTTCAAAGTTTTATTAATAGAATGTATGGTCAATTTTCAAAGAGATTTTGTAATATTGATAATCATAGATTTGAAATTAAGCAAGAAATTATAGCGAGATCTGGATTGTTTATTGTTAAGAAAAGATATGGAATGAAAATTATTAGTGATAATGGAGTTAAGGTTAATAAAATATTAATGAAGGGAATAGATACAGTTAGAAGCAATTTCCCTACAGCTCTTAGACTAATACTTAAAGAAGTTTTAGAAGATATATTATCGGATGTTCCAAAGGAAAAAATTGATGAAAGAATATTAAATTTTAAAGATAAAATGAAAACTATGGATATAGATGAAATAGCAACACCTACTACAGTAAAAGGTATGAGTAAATATTTGCAAGCAGATGAACAAAATACTTCTATGTTTTCAAGATATTATAAAGGAACTCCAGTTCACGTTAAAGCTGCACTTGCATACAATGATTTATTGAAACATTTTAAGAGAGATAAGAAGTATAGTAAGATAGAAAATATAAGTAAAATAAAATGGGTGTATTTAAAAAAGAATCAATATGGATTGGAAACTTTAGCGTACAAAGGTCATGAAGACCCTATAGAAATTTTGTCGTTTATAAGAGAAAGTGTTGATTATGATAAAATTTATAGTAAATCATTAAAGAAAAAAATAACTATGTTTTACGATACCATGGATTGGGGAGAACCAACTGATGCTAGTAAGACTATAGAAAGATTCTTTTAATTTTGAACAAACTCACTTATATATATGTATATATAGGTTATAATAATAAGGAGAATGAAAATGGAAAAACATAAATTAACTCGATTTATTGATAAATATCATTTGAGTGGTAACGTCAATTCTGTAATTTTAAATAGTAGTAAGAAAACTTTACAGACTAGGTTTATGACTGGAGACAAATCACTTTTAGGTGAATTATCAATGAACGGTTGGTCTTTTGAAGATATTAAACTTGGAGTTTATGATACAGAACAAATGGTCAAACTTTTAGGTGTATTATCTGATGAAGTTGAGTTGAATTTAATGAAAGCAGGAGATAAGGCTATAGCATTAAAAGTTGAAGATGGTAATGCTCATGTTAACTATATGTTATCAGACTTATCTGTAATTAATAATCCACCTGCATTAAAAGATCTTCCAGACTTTGGATTACAAATAAAAGTAGATAATACCTTTATTCAAAAGTTTATAGCTGGAAAATCTGCATTATCAGATACGGATAGTTTCACCGTTATTTCAGAAAATGATAAGGTTGAATTGGTTATAGGATATTCAAAAATAAATACTAACAGGGTTACAATTCCTGTAAGGACAGAAACTTATACTGAAATCAAAAAAGTTTCTTTTAACGCTGATTTATTTAGGGATGTATTAGTAGCAAATAAAGAATGTGAAAGTGCAGTACTTGAAATTAGTGAACAAGGGTTGGCACGTATAAATTTTAAAGTAGATGAATATAATGCTACTTATTATTTAGTTGCAATTACTGATGTTGACTAATGGAAGGTTATGTTGATACATCAAAAGTATCACTTAGATTAGTTTCAAAACCAATAGCTAGAAAGTTTATAGAGAAGAATCACTATAGTGGTAGATTATCTTCTTGTAGATATCCAATAGGTATATTTTATCAATCCGACAATGAACATAAGTTTTTTAATGAAAAAGAGGAAAAACTTATTGGATGTATTGCTTACGGATTTCCAATAGGTAGAAGAGTTTTAGGTTCTATATTTAAAAAGGATTTAGAACTTACTACTAAAAATATATTGGAACTAACTCGATTAGTTATTTATGATGATTATGGAAAAAACATAGAATCGTTTGTTATTTCACAATCGTTTAAATGGTTAAGGAAAAATGCTCCAGATGTAAAGGTATTAATATCATATGCCGATCCAGAACAGAATCATACTGGGAAAATATATCAAGCAACTAATTGGTTGTATCAAGGATGTGGTGATATTCAAATGGCACCTACGTTCAGTTTGAGAATAGAAGAAGATGGAGAGTGGATTCATAGTAGAACTGTTTATTCTATGTATGGTAGTAGTAATGCTGAACATTTAAAAAATCAAATTGGACATACTTTTTGGTTAAAGAAGGAAGCAGAAAAACATAGATATTTATTTTTTCTTGGTAGTAGAAAAGAAAAGAAACTATTTATTACTAACTTGAAACACCCTCTGTTACCTTATCCGAAAGAAGCTTTAAATAAAGCAGAAATTATTAAACACGAAGTAAACGAAAAAGGATTTTATGAAAAGTAATACCTTATGGGTAGAAAAGTATCGGCCCTCTTCTCTTGACTCTTACATTGGGAATGATCATCTCAAAAGTAAGGTCAAGGTGTATCTAGAGAGTGGAGACTTACCGCATCTTTTATTACATGGAAAGGCTGGTACGGGTAAGACCACTCTCGCAAAAATATTGATGAATAATATAGATTGTGATTATTTATATATTAATGCGAGTGATGAAAATAATGTAGATACTGTAAGAACTAAAATTAAGAATTTCGCTTCTTCTGTTGGATTTAAAGATTACAAAATTGTTACGTTAGATGAGTGTGATTATATTACACCAAATGCACAGGCAGCTCTTCGTAACTTAATGGAAACTTTCTCGAGACATTGTAGATTTATTTTGACTTGTAACTTTGTTGAACGTATAATTGACCCTATACAAAGTAGGTGTCAATCCTTTCAAATAATTCCACCATCAAAGGGAGAAGTTGCTCAAAGAATGGTTCAGATTTTTGAAGAAGAAGAGGTTAAGTTTGACTTAGATGATTTAAAGATATTAATAAATTCAGGATATCCAGATATTCGTAGAGTTATTAATTCAGCACAACGGAGTGTTATTGATTATGAATTAAAGTTGGATAAAGATAGTATAATACAAAATGATTATAAATTAGAATTGTTAGAGATACTTAAAACGCAAGATAAAAAAAATGCATTTAAAAATATAAGACAGTTGGTAGCTGATTCACAAATTACAGATTTTGCTGATTTATTTAGATTGTTATATGATGAAGTTGATGGTTATGGAAAAGGTCATGTTGCAGAATGTATTTTAATAGTTGCGAAGTATGAGTTAAGTGATAGTCAGGTAGTTGATAAAGAAATCAATGCTATGGCTATGTTAATAGAACTATTGGGAGTAATAAAATAATGGACGAAAAATATTGGGGTGAAAAGAAAGCCCCACAAAAATCAGTACAAAAACCTAAAGCTGAAGAAAAACATATATCTGTACAAGAAAATAAAATTTATTATTATGCCAACGTAAATAGAGATAGTGTATCTGAACTTAATAAAAAAGTTGGTGAGATAGAATCTAAAAGTTTAACCCTTGCAAATAATTTAGATATAAATCCACCTTCAATTAAAATACTCATAAATTCAGGTGGTGGTTCAATTACCGCTGGTATTTCATCCATGGATACGATATTAAGATGTAAAGTTCCTGTTGAAACTTATGTAGATGGATTTTGTGCAAGTGCAGCTACTTTTATTTCAGTAGTGGGAAGTAAAAGATTTATGAGTAGAAATTCTTATATGTTGATACATCAATTATCTTCATCATTATGGGGAAAATATTCTGAAATAGAAGATGAGAAAAAGAATTTAGATTTAATGATGGAAACAATTAAAAATGTATATAAAGAATATACTAAAGTTCCAATGAGAAAAGTTGATGGAATATTGAAGCATGATTTACTATGGGATGCTAAAACGTGTTTAAAATATGGATTAATAGACGAAATTATTTAGGAGTTATAAAATGAGTATGCACCCACAAAAACCTTTACCAAAAGCACAAGTTAAAGTAGATTTAAAAGATGCAGAAACTATTAAATGTAAGAGTTGTAATAATTATTTATTTATTACTTCATTTATACTAAAGAGGTTATCTGCGTTAGTATCACCTAATGGACAAGAAGCACTTATTCCAGTTCAGGTTTATAGTTGTGGAAATTGTGGTGAGGTTGCAGAAGGTATGTTAGAGGGTAGTGGATTAGATGTCGAAGAAAAAGAATGAATCAAAACCTAAAAAGGAAAAGAGAGTTAGTGCAGCTGGTAAAGGTGATAAAATTAGAAGAGGTATATCTATAGATGAGTGGGGTAAAAGGTGGGAAGCGATCTTCCGTAAAAAAGAAAGCACCGTGGTTGTGGACAAAGGATCTACTGACGAGTCAGAAGGAACGACTTGAAGATTATTCAGATTATGAAATAAAGAGTTGGTCTAATTATATGATTAATCGGTTTTTATCTATGAAGAGTGATTGGATAGAAATTATTAATGAAGTTCAAAAATATCCAATAAGTTCAAAAGAATTATATAGGGTTTATAGAGATATATTTCCTAGAAAAAGTCAATTTTTAAAATATGTTAAAGGAAAAAAGAATATGAGTCATCAAAAATGGGTAATAGATCTTATTGTAAAACACTTCGATGTAAGTAGTACTGAAGCGATAAGTTATTTAGAAACTTATTATCTTACAGAGCAAGGTAAACAAGAACTATTAACTATTATTCAAAGTTATGGTGTGGATCCAAAAGAAGTTAAGAAACTTAATTTGCGATGAAAGTTAGAGATTTTACGGTAGAAGAAGTTCTACGTAGATCTATAGCACCATTCATTGAAAAATATCATTATTCTCAAAATGTAAATGGAGTTCAAAGTACTCATTGTTTTGGGTTATATAAAGAAGGAAATTTTGGTTTACCAACTATGATAGGTGCTATGATGTATGCATGGCCTTCAATGCCAGCAACGGCTAAAAAGTATAATCCTGATGATCCACTTAGAATATATGAACTTAGAAGGTTAGTATGTATTGATGATACTCCAACAAATACAGAAAGTTATTTTATAGGACAGACATTAAAATGGTTAAAGAAAAATACAGATATTCAAGTTATAGTATCATTTGCAGATCCTCATCATGGACATAGTGGAGTGATTTATAAAGCTTCAAATTTCATATACAAAGGAAAGACTGGAAAGGGCAGTATTTTAATGGTAGATGGAAAGGAAATGCATTCACGTTCCTTAAATCAACGAAAACGCCCATATAGTAGAGAAATTAAGAGAAGGTATGATGCAGGAGATCCAAATATCTTTGTAAAAAAATTACCATCAAAGCACATTTATGTGTATTATTTAGATAAACGATTAAGGAGAAAGTATGAAGAATAAAGAGTTAAAATTAATGTATAAAGAATTAGATTATGGTGTAGATACACAAAATAATATAATATATTTATCAGAAACGTTGTCTATTACCGATGTAAGAGATGTTAGTTCTAGACTTGAAATGTGTAGAAAAGTAAATGGAGATAAACCTATAGATTTAATATTATCATCTTATGGTGGAGAT